GGTTGCTACCCAACTCATGGCCGTTGTAATTACTTCATCTCCTCTTTTAACTCCTGCGAGTATCAAAGACATATGAAGTGAAGCGGTACAACTTGAGGTCATGAATGAAGTGTTGCCGAGAAACTTATCCAAAGCTTTTTCAAAGCGATTGGTGTATTCCCCATGTACAAGCCATCCTGTTTTGATTGATTCGATGGCTCTGTCAATATCCTCTTGCGTAATTCCTGGCTTCAAGAATGATACTCTCATTTTTTTACCTCCTGTTTTAAAGAACTTTTATACATATCTTCCCAAATAGCGGCATGTCGTCGGGAATAGTTTTCCCAAGTCCATTTTTCTACGGGGTTCTCTGTCAATTTTTCAAATATTTTATTCAACTCTCTTTGAGTTTTCCATTGATATTCCACTTCCACGTCTTCCTGAGGTGGTGCGATAATCCGACATCCTGCGTTCTTAGCGTCCACGATACACTGAGCGATAGCATCCTCTCCTCCCGTATATAAGCAATAGTCCGAGGAATTTAGTAATTCATTGTAGAACTCTTCGCTGTAATTTTCCAGCCATTGAATCTGAATCTTCTTACTGACCAATCTGTCTAATGTGGGTTTCCAGCCGGGTCCCATAATTCTGAAAATAAACTTACTGGGATCAATCGTGGCACAGAGTTTTTCAAACATTTCCTCTCTTTTTCGTCCATCGGGGTAAACCTTAAACGCTATCATAATTATTCTTGGTCTTCTCTTTCTGCCATCGTGAGCCGGTAGGACTGTCGTCAGTTGTTTTCGGTTCATTCCTTGGTCTCCCAAATAATCTTCAACTCCCTTGGAAAAACAAATCCCTATCCCTCCATTATCTATGAATTTTCTCATCTTGGCTAGTTTCTCTTCCATCTCATACATATCGCTCGTAAAGTGCGTGACCATAGTTGTATTGAGTGTCGGACAGTCCTGTGCGGCTGTGTAGTTAATGTGGTGGTTGATGTCGGCTTTCGGGTCTGGAGTGTTTTGCACTGTCACTTTATAACCCAAGTCCTTCAGTTCTTTTTCCATCATCTGCGCGTGCTTGGTTAGGATTCCGTTTTGCACGATGCCTTCTTCGTAATTGACCAATGTGATGCTAGGTTTTTTTGCCTTTTTCATTTTCGTAGAGTTTAATGATTGATTCCTTTCTATTTAAATATATTTGTTTTTTTTCTTCATCGGAGGCGTTGAGATATTTCTTAAATCCCATTTCCCCAAACCATCTGCAGTCATGTTCAAACATGAATCCTCCTTCTCTTGCTCCTTCTTTGTACATATAGTTATTTTTTATGACTAACATATCTGAAGTAGTCGTTTCCCGGGAAGTTCTTGTATTCGCCTGTAAAGTCTTTCTGCACACTGCCTGGAATAGTTGCCCATTTCTGTCCTTGAAACACTACAGAAAAAGAAACTTGGTCACGATTGGAATATCTAGTAATTTCCACCCACCACTTCTCAAACAAATCATTGGTTTTTTGGTTGTTTTTTCTGATAAAGGCGGTACATTCACAAAGTCCTGCGTGTAAAGGAAAACCTTGCTTGGCATAAGCTTTTTGTTGTTCGCCTAGTTCGCTAACCTCTCCTTTTCCTAATCTCACACAGGCTTCTATCTCATCAAACAAGCAGTCTCGTCCCGGGTGTTTAAAAAATGCCATACCCTTATCTCCCATCAGTTTGACCAACTCGCGCGGGTCTTGTTTTAAGGTCAGAGTCCCGTCCATCCAGAGAATATAGGGTGTGTCAACGTACTTGTGGGTCAAAACCTTGTGAATCTTGGCGTTCATCACTGGTTTCAAGAATTTGTCACAAGCTTTCCGCACTTTCCATTGCTCATCTTTTAAATCCTCATCTGTAAAGGCTACATACTGCACTCCTGGGTATTCGGGTTGAGTCTTTAGTTCGTCTTTCCCTCCCGTGATCGCCGTGACGACTGTTATATCTTTCTTATCCATTATTTTATCAAAAAGTTCTTCGTATTTAGGCAAAAACTTGTCTATTGTCCAGTTATTCATCACATATTTCTTGGCATCCTTGCCCATTTGCTTTCGTTTATTCTCATCTTCTATTAGCCATTTTAAATATTTTTTGAATTGCCCGCTTGTGGTGGCTAGATAACCAGTTTTGCCGTGTTCAATGCACTTGTAGGGTTCTACATCGCTGGTTACGGTCGGTATTCCCAGCATTGAGGCTTCTAAATACTTGATGTTGGACTTGCAACGATTGAATGTCGTGTCTTTCAGTGGGGCAATGGCGATGTCTATATCCAAATCTGCGTAAAACTGAGGAAAGGGAAGATAACCGTCGGTTCCCTTGTGATGAATCCATCCTTTACCTTTGAACGTTTCGTTGAGCATCCCTGCGATATGAAACTCTAATTGCGGATATTCCTCGCCTAATTCCAGCATAATATCCTCAATGATAGGCATATCAGCGAAATGCGAACCACTGCTCATCCAACCTACTCGAATCTTGCCGTCGTTTCTTTTTTTCTTTTTAACCTCCCAAATCTTTGGGTCTATTGAATTGGGGATGACTGTGATGTTGGGATTAAGGTGTTTGATATTGGTCTTGATCTCATCGCTAGCTACCACCACATAATCTGCCATTTTGACCATTCTTTTTCTCATCTCTAATCTGTCTTTGAGTCCGTCGTATTCAGGATGGCTTGGGTCTACGTTATCTATATCATCGTCTAGGTCTAAAATGAACTTTGCTCCCGTAAATTCTTTATGTGCTCCGTAAATGTGGTCTATACCTTCATTGTCAGCCATTTTGCAGTACCAGATGTCGCCCAATTCTTTGAGTTTCAAAGCATTTTCCACCGTAGTCTGAACTCCGACTCCTATTTCTATGTTTGCTCCTAGTTTTTTAAGCGGGTTCACTATCCGATACCAACCGATTGCTCCATGCATCCTATTTCCGTCTTTATCTAATACTTCCTTGCCGTCCCTCGTGATTTTATCTGTGATTATTCCCAGTATGCGATGTTTACTTTTCACCATAGGTTTTGAGATATAGAGTTTTTTCACAAGTGAAATAGTCTGGATGCTGATAATTGTTTAAATCTCGGTGGCTCTTATTCGGGAAGCCATACATTCTTTTAGGCACCACCATCACAAAGTCTCCGTGATAGTCTACTCCAACGATGTCAGGGCGCCTTGTAAGCGTTCCATTCACCCGTGTGGCTATCGGTACTATTTTGTAGCCTAAACGCTCACAGAGGAGTTTAAAGCGCGCTTCCATTATGCTTCAATCCCATAGATGTCCTCAAAGTCGATGATGACAACTTGGAATTTCTTATTCTCCAGATGATAGATAGGAACTCCACCACGAATGATAGGATAAACCGTCATGCCTTTTTTGATTTCGGGAACGTTGGAGCTTAAAACTTTAGCCGCTTGTTCTAAAACATAGCGTTGCTCTCCGTTGTCGTCTAAGACTGGCTTCTTTCCGTCAAAAATCATTTTTTTGTTAAGTTGCAAAACTAATCTGTTTCCTGTTGCTTTAATCATGATTGTAGAGTTAATTTTTAATTACATTCCAAAGGGTTTCCATTGTGGTTGACCTGATGGTTTTTCTGCATGCATTTTACCGTGCATTGCTCGCTTGAGTGTTTTACTTGCTGTGGGTTTCTTTGGTGTACCTTTTTTAATCGGTATGCCTCCCTTGACCTTTTTACCAGATGTCATTGTTTTGCATTTTTCCATATTTTTGTTGTTAGATTATTTCCCTCGAGTCTTGGCAGAGACTTCGAGAATCTGCCAAGGAAACAATCAATTCGGATTAAATTCCTCCTTGATTAGCTGTACCTGAACCGAAATGCTTGTAGTTAACAATCCAGTTAGCGTTAAGCGTTTTAGCTGCATAAGCGTCAACTTTCCATCCAAGAGTACTGTACATATTCAAAGGATTGGAAGTATCTGCATCAGATGAGCGCTTGTGGATGATTTTAGCATCTCCAAGTCCGCTAATCTTAACTTCTGCAACTGCGCCTTTTCCAGCAAAGAAACTAGAACGAGCTGAAACTCCAATAGTTCCATCAGCAGCTGAAGCTGAGAAAGTTTGGTTGGTTTCTACGATGTCTACACCGTAAAGAGTTCCAATCACACCTTTTTTCAACATTTCTGCATTTTTCTCGCTGTTGTAAAGACCGATGTTGATCCAGTTACCAGCTGCAGTATCTCCTTGAAGCTGATAGATAGCATCAACATTCAAAACTCCTCGGTAATTGCCGTTCTCCCATTTGGGAGCAAAGTTTTTCTTCAAAGTTGCTACTGCGAGGCGAATTCCTGAAACACTCATCGTATCGCTTGATGCGATAGCTGTTACTTGAACAGCGTTGGCGCAAAGTTCAACTGCATTTCCAGAGGTACTCATTTCTTTTCCGAGCACCAAGTCCATTGATTCTCCTGCGTTTTGAGCCATTACTTCAACATGCTCTTTCAAGCCTGAATCAATAGTAGTCATTTCGTAAAGGGAAGCAATTTGTTCAAATGCACCGTAAGGTTTCGCTGTAGCGATAACGTTAGATGAAGTTGAGTTGATACCTGTTGGAGAAGTTCCATCTGTAAGTGCGGTTGTATTTGCTGTGAGTTGTGCTACGCGCGTGAAGTATACGATTTGACCCGAATTCCTTGGAACTGATTTCTGAATAGCCAAGAAATTGTATTTTTGGAAATTCTGAAGTCTGTCAAGGAAAATGGAATCGTAGTAGCGCTGCATTTCAGCCGAGAGGGTAGTTGCGGTACTTGATATTGTTGCCATTCATTAGTACGGGCGACTTGATGTGTCTGCGTGAGGATACATTGCTTCCATTGCTGCGATGCGTTCCGAGTTAGACATAGCATCAAGGTCTTCAGGCGTGATTTGACCCTTTGGAGGGGATTGGCTCACTCCTGTCGCCTGCGTGTTTGTCTTTTGTTCAACCATTTTGTAAGCACTCTGTTGTCCGTGTTTGATAGCTTGCCCGTAAATCTTGTCTGCAATTTCCTCGAAAGGAGTATTTGCATACATTGGATTATACAAGGCTTGTTCCATTAACCCGTCTTTGAATGGTGCGTAAGATGGATTAGTCCCGATAAAGGAGTCCAGCTGTTTATTCACTTCCTGCAACGCTAATTGCTGTTGAAGCGACTGCACCTGTTCTTGAACTGAGGCAAGGGGATTTTCAGCGTAATACTGTTGTTTTTCAGCTTGCCCTTGTTGCTCGACTATTTGAGCAAACCTATCGGCCGTGATGCCGTACTTTTGTTCAATCAGTTCTGCGACTTTAGCTTGCTGGGATTTCGTACCGATAAGGCTTTGCGCCTCTTGGTAAGACTTCCAAACATCATCTGCCGTCTTTCCCTTAAACCTTGGGTCACTTTCCCACGGTTGAGTGCTACCTGCTTCCTCTGTTTCAGCCGCGCTAGAAGCTTCCACATTTTCTACAGGCTGGGTCTCGACGGTAGATTGTTCCTGAGAAGAAGTAGCGCCTTCTGCTCCTGTGGAGTCAACCGTTTCTTGGAGATTATCCATTTGTTTAGTTGTTAATCGAGGATCGCGAATTAAAATTGACCGCTCGGAGAGAGAATCCTTAGATTCCCTTATCCAATTTTTCAATTTCATTTCTTAAATAAACTATTTTCTCACTCATCGGTTCCAATTCCACCAATCTCAATACTTCATTGTATGCCTCAGCTTTTCCTTTCAGTGTGGCTAGTTCTTCCAGTGTCTTGCAGTTATAGGCAAAACCTAAAGTGACTAACTTGTCTTTTAAAGGTGAGACTACTTGCTCATCAAAAACCTTAGTGTTGATTTGAGCGTAGAGGGCTTGGAGGGCGTAGAGTTCTTTTTCTAATTCATCTTTCATAGAGTTTAGGCTTGCATTACTGCTTGGTTAATTCCTTGCATAGTCGGCTGTCCTTGCGACATTGGTTGTCCCTGTTGCATCTGCTGTATGGGCTGTCCTGTCGCAGGGTCTATTTGAGGTACTGGTTGTCCAGTGGCGGGGTCAACTTCCTGCATCGGGGCTTCTGAACCTACCAACTCGTCAATGTTTTGTATTCCTCTCAAGCGATAAATTTCCCTGACATTGGCTCTGAACTCTGTGTTAGTTATCTTTTCTCCGATAATATTCAGCAAGTCAATCATTTGTTTGGAAACTATGTCTTTGTTCTGGTTCATTATAGTATCGCCTTTGATTTTCACATTCCACAGTATCTCAGGGGCAACTTCTTTCAGTATTGAGAAGATAGCTTCTCGCGACTCTTGAGGGAATATTCTTAAAATAGGAGATTCCATATCTTGTAAATTCTCCAGTTCCATCAACAAAGTCTTTTTACCTAATTTGGAAAGGGCGCTCTTTAGTCTGCGTCTTACCAGTTCAAATCTGTTGGTGGTGTTGCTTTGGGCTAGTTGGTCTTGGGTCGCCGTGTCGTTGGAAGCTGAACCTTGCATCAAGTCGTTTGCTCCACTGGCTCGTTTATGTTCATCGTCCACTTTGTTAAGGACTTCAAAGGCACTCTGTTTGATATCGGTGATTTGAATCTCTTTAACATCGTTTTCATCATCTCGTTCTATGAATCCTCCCGGTTTAGCGACTAACTGGTTAGGGTTGATTTTAGCCCCTCTGCGGATTGAAAACATCTTATTCGTCACTAGGTGCAGGTTGTCGATGATCTCATTGAATAGGTCGTAATACATCGATTGGAGGTCTTTGGTGTTTTGACCTATTCCGCGTCCATAGAAACGATTTGGGAGTGGATCTTCTTCAAACACAAACCTTTCATAAGGAATAAAGCCATAAGGATTAGGTTCGTCTCTAAGAAGCAAGCGTTCTTTGCCCTCGCACACAGTGATGATTCTATCCACGCTCCAACGCTCAAAGATGTCCACTGTGTCCATGCCGTTTTTCAATTTGGTAGCGTCGTCAATGTCTGTCTTATCGAAAGAAGAACTGTCATATTGATTGGTTTGCGCTCCGCCTTTAGCTTCTATCTTCTGCTTGTTCTCGTTAAAATAAGGTATTCGCTTGGCTTGTTCGGCGGTCATTGAGATTCGCTCAATCACAGATGTTTGAAGTTCCGTAGTTGAAATGGTCGGGTCGGTATAAATGTCTAAAATGTTAGGCACATCCCACCTTGGTTTGTCTTCAGTCGTGACTTTGAATTTCTGTTCCTCGTTTTGAACCCCATTGAATAGTTTTTTATACCAAGGAGAGGCGGTCTTTTTGGTCATCTCACGCTGTTCAAATTTCCAACTGCTTTTAATTAGGGAAGTACCAAACAAGACTCCTTGCCCTACCCATTTGGAAACTTGGTCAAAAGCTTCAATGTCATTCTCTAGTCTGTAGTTGGCAATCTTTTCAATAAAGCCGGCCACGTCTTTGTCTTCGTCGCCTACTCCACTAATTTCCAGTTCAGGCTGTCCGCTGAAGATGAAAGGTATCACATAAGAAAGCTCGGTTCTCATTTTGGGGATAAA